CTAATGAGCAATACCAATTGGTAGCTATTAGTGATATTGTATTAATAGAGCAAGCATCTACTACTACAGTAACAATTACTTATGGTGGTGGTAAAGTAACTACTATTACTCACGCAACAGCAGCTGCGGGAGATGAAAAAGAAAGAGACACAATTGAAGGTGCAGTTGTAGCAGCATTAGCTACTTCATGGACAAACCCAGCATATAACGTAGATAATCTACCTTATGCTGTAAGTGGAATTGCAGTCGCATAACGATTTAATCCTTCCTTTACTATCGACAGGAAAGCACCCGAATCAGGGTGCTTTTTTATTTTATGTATCTTTGTAAAAAGATTTTCAAATGATAAACTCTGTAAGAAATACTGTACTTGCTATTATCAATAAAAATAACTACGGATATATATCTCCAGGTGATTTTAATTTGTTTGCTAAACAAGCACAGCTAGATATATTTGATGAATATTTTATAAAATATAATCAGCAAATAAATGAAGAGAACGCAAGGATATCTGGGACAGGATATGCTGATATTAAAAAAGGATACGAAGAAGTTATAGATACGTTTTCCATTACATCATTCTTAACTCAAAAAACTCAAAACGTTTATTTTTTACCATCACAATCTACAACTGGTTCTGACTATTATTTATTAAATAAAGTGCTATGTTTTTCAGGAGGAGTGTTAAAAGGTGAAGCTGAAAAAGTAACACAAAGTAAAATAACTATGTTAAACAGCTCATTACTTACATCACCTTCTACTATATTCCCTGCATACACACAAGAAGCAGATGAAATTGCTGTTTACCCAAACACGTTTAATGGTTTGAATGATATACAAGCTCAATACATAAGATACCCTAAAGACCCTAAATGGACTTATGTAACACTATATGGTGGTGAGCCTTTGTTTGACCAAACACAATCGGATTACCAAGACTTTGAATTGCCTATTGATGATTCAAATAATTTAGTAGCTAAAATATTGCAATATGCAGGTATATCAATTAGAGAAGCTGATGTGTTTCAGTTTGGGCAAATAGAAGAACAACAACAAAATCAAACTAATATTTAATCATGGCATATATAAATCAAAGAAAATATTATACTAATGATGGTGTAAATCCTACAGATGAAAATTGGGGGTCTTATCAATATGTTACTTTAAAGGATATAGTTAATAATTTTGAATTAATGTATGCTGGAAATCATGAGTTGATTAACAATGAAAACAGATTTAAAATATTGTTTCATGCAAAGCGTGGTATACAAGAATTAAACTATGATGCATTTAAAGAAATTAAGTCTTTAGAATTACAGGTATATGATGATTTAAGATTTGTTTTACCTCCTGATTATGTGAATTGGGTAAAGCTTTATTTATTAAAAGATAATGTGTTAAGAGAACTGACTGAAAACATTCAGGTTCAATCAGCCGTTTCTTATATACAATCAGCTACAGCTTCATTTACTTATGATGGTGATGGTAATGCAACTGAAGTTGATTCAACTTTAGATACAGAAAGAAAAAACGGTTCATTAAGGAGTATATATTTAAATGATGAGATAGATGAAAATGTAAATCCTAATGCCTATAATTATGATAGTGATATTTACAATTACAGAATAGGAGCTAGATATGGTTTAAATACTGAAACAGCCAACATAAACCCTACATTTACTATTGATAAAAAAGCTGGTGTTATTAATTTTGATTCCACTATGGCAAACCAACAATGTGTACTACAGTATATATCTGATGGTATGGAAAACGGTGATGACTCTAAAATAAGTGTAAATAAATTATTTGAAGATTATATATATGCTTACATACAATATGCTATTTTAAATAGTAAATTTGGAGTACAAGAGTATATTGTTAATAGAGCAAGAAAAAATAAACAGGCTTTATTAAGAAATGCTAAAATCAGATTAAGTAACATTCACCCTAGTAGATTGCTTATGAATCTTAGAGGTGAAGATAAGTGGTTAAAATAAAATGGCAAACATTCAAAGAAATTTTATAGCGGGCCGTATGAATAAAAGCCTTGATGAAAGGCTTGTCCCAAATGGAGAGTATATAAATGCTGTAAATGTAAGGCTTGGTTCTACTGAAGATTCTGAAATTGGTGCTGTTGAAAACTCTAAAGGAAATCTACCTCTGACAGAGCTACAATATGTTGATGGAACTAAACTTAGTTCACAAGCTAGATGTATAGGTGCGTTTGAAGACGGAGCTAATTTAGCTTTATATTGGTTTGTGCATGACCCTGCTTTTACTCAAGGGGCTACAGGTAAGTTAGATTTAATAATTTCATTTGATGTTGAAACAGGACAGTTAATATACCACGTAATAAGTATTGATGACGGTAATGGTATAAACACTACTCTTAACTTTAATCCAAATTTTTTAATTACAGGTGTAGATAAAATAGATAATCTATTATTTTTTACAGACAACACTAATCCTCCGAGAGTTATTAATATTAATCAAAACTACGGAGACCCGTTGCTTGGAGTAAACGTTGATGTTTTTAATCAAGATGATATATTAGTGATTAAAAAACCTCCGACAAGTGCTCCAATAATAGAGCCTTATTATGTATCAAGTATTACAGACGCTTATTTAGAAGATAAGTTTTTATGTTTTGCTTATAGATATAAGTATGCTAATAATGAATTTTCAGCTATATCTCAATTTAGTGAACCAGCATTTACACCTGGTAATTTTGATTTTACTACCAATAGCTATTTAAATGAAGGGATGGTAAATCAAAACAATGCTGTTTCTGTTACGTTTAACACGGGAAGCAGTAGTGTTACTGATGTGCAGTTGTTATTTAAAGAAGCAGACAGCACATCTATAAAAGTTATTAAAACTTTAAATAAGAAAAAAGATTTAGGAAGTATTAACGATACAAACACGGATTATCAGTTTACAAACAGAGAGATATTTACTGTATTACCTGACTCAGAAATACTAAGGCTTTATGATAATGTCCCTCAATTAGCTAAAGCTCAAACGTTAATGGGCAACAGGTTGATGTATGGTAATTATATGGAAGGTTATGATTTAAAGACAAGTGAAGGAGTTGATATAGATTTAAATTTTACTGCATCTTATAAATCAGAGGCTATATCATTAATTGATTTGCCAGCACATACAAGTACAGGAGATTTTACTTACACTATTACTTCTGCAAGTAAAGAGGTTTCAGATTCAGTTTTATATATTGACTTAAGCCCTTTGCTAACTGGTCAATCTAAATTAACAAAAGGAACTAGATTAAGTGTAAGCTTTGGTATAACATTTTTTGAGTTTGATAAAGTTCCTCCATCTATAGACCCTACACCAACTACAGCTGTATTCGAGCTTACGTGGTCTTATACTTTAATTGAAGATTATGCTACTGTTAATGATTTTGTAAATAGCACAGACTTTCAAGAAAAAATAGGAACGGATGGTGTAAATGGAACAATACAAACAATTGTAAATGCTCAAGCTGGTCTAGGTAATACTTTAACGGATGTCTTTAACAGAACCGTGCCAGAAAATTTAGACTCTACATACAGTTTGGTGCAAACAGGAAGAACTTCTGGAACGCCAGCGTTTCCAAACGCTGGTCAAGCTTTAAGAGCTACAGCCAGTACTTCATCTAATATATTAAAAATACAAAATTTAGCAGCATTTTACAGTGATGGAGTGTCAAATTCTGGTTATGCTTACTGGGGTATAGTAAATGAAACTGCTTCTTTTAGAGATAGCGCAAGCGCTGAAAGTTTACATAGTAATAGAGGGTATGAAGTAGGTATAGTTTATATGGATGATTATAATAGAGCTTCAACGGCTTTAGTGAGTAGTCAAGAAAATGGAGCTTCAGTTAATATTCCTTGTAGTAACTCTATTGACAGAAACTATATTCAAGTAGAAATTCCCTCTTTAATGAAAGCTCCGGCTTGGGCAACGAAATATAAATTTGTTATTAAGCCTACTAAAGAAACTTATGAAACAATATATAGTAATGTTGCTTATAGAGACACAGTTTCAAGTTCAAGTTACTTTTTATTAGATGGTGAAAATGCGGCTAAAGTTGAAGCGGGTGATACATTAATTGTAAAAGCTGATAATACAGGGCCAACTACAAGATGTATAAGAACAACTGTTTTAGAAAAAGAAGCTCAGTCAAGTGGTTTTATATCTATTTATGATGCGTCTGGAACTCAAGTAGATGTAATTGGTGGGGTGTATATGAAAATAAACGCATCTAATTTTTCGTCTATACAAGACCCTAATGCGGTTATTTCTAGAGACCCTATCAAACAAACATGTGAAAGTGACCTAACTATTCCTACTGTAGCGTTTCCTTTTTTTACAGCTATTAATACGCAAGGAACAACTCCAACTTATAATGTTTATGACGTACCTGTAGGAAGCAGAATAGTAATGAGAGTTGAAACAAAAAGATTTGGAAAAGGCTCTGATAAACCAGGGGGGAGACAAAATTACACATTAGAACAGACACTAACAGCTTCAACTAACTATACCAATATGGCTAATTGGTTTATTGGAGATAATGTTGCCAGTACATTAAACAGTGGTATTAAAAATCCAGGAGAAAATATAGTTATAAACAACACATTTATTTCACCACAAGTAACGAATTCTGCTCCTCCGTTTACTAATGCAAATCAATATAGAAAATGTAATACAAGCGCAGATTTAAGAGGAAACACTTTTTTTGGTGGAGGAACGCCATCATCATTAGATTTTAATGACAACTTTTTTTATAGGCTGTATGAAGATGATAACACTCAAGACTCTAGTGGAAACAATTTAATTTATCTTTTAGTTTCTGGTCCAATTTCTTATGGTAGCAGTGATGCAGAGCAATCTATGCTTGAAGTTTCATTTACTGTATATAGAGGTGATGGAGCTACCTACGTTTTTGAAACAGAACCTCAAGAAGCTCTGCCAGATGCGTGGTATGAAAACAGTCAGTCATTTAATATTAGCAATGGACTGCATTTAGGAAACGTTCAAAACCAAACTTCAAGTCAACCAGCTATTATAAACCCTGGTTTTACAAACTGTTATAGTTTTGGTAATGGTGTAGAAAGTTATAGAATTAGAGATTCGATAAAAGGTAAGTCTTTTAATTTAGGGAACAGAGTTTTTACAACATCTAATGAAGAGTTCAAAGCTGCTCACAGATTTGCTGATATTACTTATAGTGGAGTGTTTAATGATGAATCAAATGTAAATAGATTAAATGAATTTAATTTAGGTTTAGCTAATTTTAAACCATTAGAAGAAACGTATGGAGATGTTGAAATATTATTTGCAAGAGAAACAGATATACTTGTTTTACAAGAAGATAAAATATCTTATGTATTAGCGGGTAAAAATTTACTTTCAGACTCTACTGGAGGTGGTGTTGTTACATCAGTTCCAGAAGTATTAGGAACGCAGATAGCTAGAATAGAAGAATTTGGTATAAGTAATCACCCAGAAAGTTTTGCAACTTTTGGGCAAAACAAATTTTTTACAGATGCTAAAAGAAATGTAGTTATTAAATTAACAGGTAGCTCAGCTCAAAATGAAATTCTAACGGTTATATCTAATGAAGGTATGAGGAGTTGGTTTAGAGATTTATTTGCTGAAGCTTCTGCAACACAGAAATTAGGTGGCTATGACCCATATATGCAAGAATATGTTTTTACCACTAACACAATTGTAAAACCTGAAACTGAATTATGTACTGCTTGTGGTGTTACAAAGAATATTACTATTGTTGCAGGTCAAGAATTTGTTTATTGTGTAGAGTTAGGTGAAACTGTAGGCCCTCCATCAAATCTTAATTATGTAGAAATAGATTATGTTATACCTTTTGAGAACACAGACTTAATTGTAACAGAAGGAACAGAACAACAAATAGTTTCAGAAGCAGGTGTGGATTTAGAAACGGAAGGTCAAGTGTCTGGAACAGGTTATATAGTTCAAGCAATATATGATGGCGTTACATATACTACAGGTATTGTTTATCAAAGTGGAACTTTAAGATTTCCAAAACCAAATCCAACTCCTACTGAAGTTGTAATGATTATTTCTTCAGACGCAATAGTAAACGACACAATTCAGGTTACTGTAAAATGTCCAGAAGAAGAAGTGTTTAGTGTTTATAGTATTACTCTTACAACAAACGCTAACGCAGGTCAGTTTTCACACACAGAATTTAGTTGGACAGATTCAACTGTTACTTCTCCAACACAATCAGATTTAGTAACATTTTTAGCTAGTCCAAACGACCCTATTGTTTCTCAATACAGAGAGCTAGAAGGTCCACAAGCTTCAGGTATTATACCCCCTGATGGCTCAACTATCACAATGAGGTCTAACAAAATTAATTTTGATAACTTCCAGTTTGACCCTACAGAAAATGAATTTAGATATTTAAGAACTGATGCATTGTTTGAAAACAATTCAACGGATATAAGTATTTTATTAGCTGCTTCTGTGCAAGCAACTCCAATTAATTCTAGCGGAGCTCCTACATTGTATAGCGCTCAATTTGGTTTACCATCAGGTGGTAATAAACTATATTTAATATATGATTTAAGAAACGCAGTAGGACAGCAACTTTGTTATTCTTCGACTAGTATATTTGATGCATGTTGTAATTGTACATTTACACCAGCGCCAACACCAAGCCCTACTCCAGCTCCGACTCCAGCTCCTGCGCCAGTATATGATTACTTCTTAGGGATTGATTGTGTTAGCTTACAAGCAGTGTATGTAAAAGCAAACCAAACATTAGGTATTGTTGTAGGTGATGAAGTTCAATATCAATTTGGCTCAATAACAGGATGTGCATCTTTATATGATGTTGGAGGTTCAGGACAAAATGGTGAAGTAATAGTTCAAGTTTCAGGATGTGGAGATTCAAGATGTTCAACATAAATGGTTAACTTTGTAAAATTGTAAATGGCAACAACAGGAACATATTATTATAGCTCGGCAAGTTTTTCTACTGCTACTGCATTATTTACTGATGCAGCGCTATCTACTTTTGCTCCTGATGGATGGTATTCAGACCAATCAATCTCAAGGCAACAAGCTTCTGGCGTATTGTTTGCTGAAGCTGATTGTCCTAATTGTGCAACACCTACTCCAACACCAACACCAGTTGTCTATGACTATAGAGTATATACAGCTTGTGATGGTATAAGTGCAAATGAAGTATTTAGAATAGTTCAAGGAGGAAGTTTTCCAGCAACTGTTTCATATAATAGTATTTGTTATCATAACCCTCAAGCTACTGGTTCAACATCTACAATAAACGTAAATGGTCTTGTTAGTTATACTGATTGTGTAGCTTGTGGTGTAACGCCATCACCAAGTCCATCACCAGGTCCGACTCCAAGTCCGACTCCAGGTCCGACTCCAAGTCCTGTTCCAACGGTTACTTATGATTTTAGAGAATATACAGTATGTGGTACTTCGGTATCAAAAATATTTAGACTTGTTTCAGGTAGTTCTTTCCCTGCTGTTGTTAAAGACAGCAACTTATGTTATGAAAACCCTTCTGTCACTGGCTCTACCAGCACAAATGATATAACAGCTTCTTATGTAGACTGTGCTACTTGTGAGGCGACAACGCCTAGTCCAAGTCCATCACCAAGTCCTACACCTACACCTAGTCCTGTGCCGGCTGTAAGCGGTACGCAGATATTCTCTACATATACTGTTGGGAATGGAGTAGGAAACTCATCTACTGCGTGTGCTGCACAAGCTACTAACAGTATGTATACTTCAAGAGCTAATGTAGCTTCGATTCAAGCTGGAGATACTATATACACTAATTCAGGATTGACAAATGTGTGGAATGGTGGATTAAATTTCTATGGTGTAACCAATGTAAATGGTCATTATCCAAACTTAGATAATGGATATGCTTTATTAATTAACTCACTTGGAGTTGTTGATGCTGTTGTAAATTGTACACCAACACCAAGTCCAGTTCCTGCTCCAGCAGCTGCTACATTCCAAGATGTAGAGATAAGACAGTGTTTTACAACAACACCAACATATAAAGTAAGAGTTACAGGTTTAACAGCGCCAACCTTAGCTAATGGTATTGTAATTGAAATAACGGGTGCAGCTAGCGCACCAAACCCAGAGTTTACTGGCTCAACTTGTTGGGAAATAATTGACAACGCTGCAACATCTTTTGATTCTTCAGCTGTTTTAAATTCTGCATATAGTAGTTGTAGCGGATGTGGAGCAACACCGGTTTATAATTACGCTGAGTATACTGAATGTCAAACATCAACTACAGCAGTATTTAGAAAACTTAGCACAACAGCAAGTTTCCCTAGCTTTGTAGAATATAATAATATTTGTTACTCAAATCCAGTAACTACAACTGCTACATCACTAATCAGTGTTGAATCTTTAACAAGCTTTAATAACTGTTTTGATTGTGAAAACCCATCAATGTTTATTAATGGTTTACCACAACAAGGATATACAGAAGCTGCGGCTTGTAATGCTAGAACAGATTACTTTGTATTCTCTGATAGAGCAACGGTTGGTCAAATTATAGTTGGAGATACATTATATGCTAACTCTTCAAAAACTACAGTATTTAACGGAGGTTTAGAATGGTATAGTATTTCAAACACTTTAGGTCTTTTACCACAACCTTCAAACGATAAATATTTAATTTTATCAACTGGTGTTGTTCAAGCAATAACTACATGTGCTGCTCCATCACCTAGCCCAAGTCCATCACCAACACCAGCTCCAACACAAGATATAAGAATTAGAAGTTGTGTGGATTCTAGTGAATATAATGTAACCGTAGTTGGTTCAAGTGGACTTCCAAACAATTTCCAAATCCAGATTAGTGGAGGTGGAGGTAGTTGTCCAACTTGGCCAGGTGGAAGTGGTTCTGAGTGTTTTGAAATTATTCAAACTAGTGGTGTAACAGGAGTTTGTAATGTAAGCATAACTGCAATAACTTCTGGTGGTTGTTCAGCAGGAAATTTAACTTGTGGAACTCCGACGCCTAGTCCAACGCCATCACCGAGCCCAACTCCGACACCTAGTCCAACGCCATCACCGAGCCCGACGCCAAGTCCAACGCCTAGTCCAGCTCCTACAGTGTCTGTATATTATTATGATATTGACAGGTGTGATGGAAACGTAGGTACGTTTAGTAATGTAGCTACAACTTCAATACTATTTGAAGGACAGTCGTTGAAAATGGCTGATGGTCACTGTTATCTATATGGTGGAAGTGTAGGTACAATAAACTCTAACAATCCAGTAGCTATATATGATAATTGTGATAATTGTTTAGCATCAACACCTACACCAAGTCCGAGTCCGAGTCCGACACCAACGCCTAGTCCAAGCCCAACACCTACACCTAGCCCAACACCAGCTCCAGCTTCAAATTGTAATACAGTTGACTTGGAGTTTGTCTCAACTGTAGGTAGTATAACTTGTACTAATTATCAAACATTCTATATGAACACAAATGATTTCTGTACAGCTACAAACCTATACAGAGATAGCGCTTGTACTAGAGGAGCGTTGTCAGGTGTATACAACACGGGTAGTTTCTACAGAGAATGGAATGGTTCAACATTTACATTATCTTGTACATCTACAATTTGTACATAGTTTTTCATTTTAAATAATTATCATTAACTTTATTTGAAATTAAATCAAATCAAATGAAGGAAATACACAATTTTATTACACCACAGGAGTGTCAAGAACTTATTAAAATGATTGACGCAAATCATTCACGCTCTTCTGTAGTTGTAGGAGGCACTGACAGAACGGATGTAACTGACCACAGAACATCAAGCACATCCAACTTAGATATGAATACTCCTATAATGTCTAAAATAAAAAAACAAATATCTGAAACATTGGGATTAGAGCTTGTTAAAGGTGAAGCACTTCAAGGACAATTATACGAGCCTGGTCAATACTTTAAACCACATAATGATTTTTTTAGTGGACCTGCTTATGATATGCATTGTAAAGCATCTGGGAATAGAACTCATACCTTGATGATATATTTGAATGATGATTATAAAGGAGGTGGCACGCATTTTCCTACATTACAAAAAACTGTAGAGCCTGAAACAGGTAAAGCATTGTGGTGGTATAACATGAAAGATGGTAAAGTACAAGACCAATATCTTCATGAAGGCGTAACGGTTGATGAAGGTAAAAAATATGTAGTTACATCCTGGTGGAGAGAAAAAAATTGGGATGGAGCTGGTGATGAGAAAATGTATTTAAATTCTATAAAAGAAAAAAAAGTTGAAGAAAAAAAATCATACATAGTAAAAGCTTCTGAATTGACTAAAAAAGAAAGTAAACCTATTACTGAAGTACAACCAAAAGTTTTTACATCTAAAGAACAAATACCTAAGTTTACCGAGCTAGGTTTTTCTATTCAAAAATGTCCAGCAGAAACTTGGAATATAATTAATGACTCTTACAATATATTAAAAGACAAAGGAGTGGAGGAAGTTTTTGATGGTAAAGAAAATATAATAAAAGGAGGCGATACTGAGTTATTGTCATTTGACGCACTTCCATCTATAAGAACTTTAATACACAAACAATTACTGTCAACTCATCAAGAATGGATTAAAAATGAAAATATAGAGCCATCTTTTATTTATGGTATAAGGTCATATAAAAAAGGAGCAACACTAACTCCTCATGTTGATAGAGTTGAAACACATCATATAAGTTCTATAATTATTGTAGATAAAGATTTAGCTTGTGGATGTTCTAATAAACCCGAATCAGATGATTGGCCTTTAGATATTCAAGGACACGACGGAGAGTGGTATAAAGTGTATGCGCAACCAGGAGACATGATACTCTATGAATCAGCTGTTTGTGAGCATGGTAGAAAAGAACCATTTGGAGGAACTTATTTTAGAAACTTTTACGTACATTATAAAATAATATAATTTGAAAAAACCACAATTATTAATTTCTATTGCCTCTTATTGTGATGATGAGTTAATAAAAACTATAGAGAGTTTAATTGATAATTCTGGTGATAAAAATAATCTTGATATTGTTGTTTTTAATCAAAGTGAATACCCTGAAAACATAAACCATAAAAATGTAACTGAAGTTTACACTGATTATAAAAGAACAAATGGGGTGGTTTGGGCGAGAGAACAAATTCGTAATTACGTAAAGCCACATCATAAATATTATTTACAGGTTGATGCACACATGAGGTTTGACAAAGGCTTTGACCAAAAACTTATTAGCCACCTTGATGACTATGACGGTAAAGTGGTTTTTAGCGGATTCCCTTCTATGTATTATTTACCTGATAAAAAAAGTTGGGATGCTTGTTATATAAATAAAATAGATAAGATAGATAGCCAAGGTAGGTTTTGGCCTGGAGCTCAAGGCGTTGACGAAAAAAAATACTTAGGTCCAAGCACAATAGCAGCTGGATATTTTTTTAGCGATATAGGTGTTTTAGATATCGATATATATGTGCAAAAAGGTGATATGTATTTTGAGGAAACCTACGCTACGTTTAACACGTTTTTAGCTGGATATGATATAACAAATATCCCCTTTCCAGGTGTATATCATTTGTATGACAAATCAAATCAAAGACAAACATATCATCCTAATCAAGGTTCACCTCGTTTAGTAGGATTAAAAAATAATGTTAAAACTATACAAGATTTTAATAAATTATACGGAACAAAGTATAGGCCTAATATAATACATCAAGTTGCTCCACAAGATAAAAACAGGTGGAGTAAAGAATGGTTTAGATGTGATTATAGTTGGGATACAATTAAAGGATATAAAAGAAATAAGTGGTGTGATAGAGAAGGTATAAACACTTATTTAATGAGATATGATAAAGAGTTTTATGAAATATTAAATCAATGCCCTGTTATATATAAAATTGATTTTGTAAGATATTTAATAGCACGAGATATAGGGGGTGTTATATGTGATATGGACTTTGAGGTTTACAATGATTTTACAAAACAACTTGACAGTCATTCTATATACTTACTTGAATCTTCAGCAGGAGATGAAGATTATCAGAATGGATTTATAGTTTCACCTCCGTCTGATTTATGGAATATATTTTTAGAATCTTTAAAAGTAGATATTAAAAATAATTTAAACGACATATTAAACAGAAAAGAAATAGAAGGAAAACCTTTAGGTACTTTTGTAAGACAAATAGTTGGCCCTATAGCTCTTTCTAAGTTTGTGAAAGAGAATAATATACCTCATAAAGTATTACCTTACGCTCAGTTTAATCCTGTTGGAAAATTTAATTTTGATTTTATTCAAACTTATCATTATGGTACTGGTAATTGGGGCGGTGGTTTATAAACCTTAATTTATAAATTCGTAAATTTGTAAACAAATTAATTCTTTATGGCTGGTGCTCTTTTTAGTTTTTCATGTCCTATTGACCAAATAGGTGACGAGAATGGTCAATGTACGTGGACAGTGGTTTGTAATGATGGAGAAAAAATAAATATAAAAGTTCCAGCAAACGGTATAGAGAACTATTGTTTACAAAAAGGTTCAACAATTTTACCAACCTCTGTTTATGGTATATATTATGATGTACAACAAGACTGTGAAACTAAATGTGGTGATGCTAATCCTGACCCATTAGAAGGGTATATATATTATGAATATGAAAATTGTAATGCAGCAAGTCAAAAACAAATATTTAGAGCTCCATCAAGTTTTACTGCATGGCCTAATACTTTGGCTTATCAATCTATTTGTTGGACAAATGGTGTTAGCGTAACTAATATATCTTATTTAGATGTTGCTAATATACCTACGTATGCAGATTGTGCTACTTGTGCAGCAGCAATAGCTCCAACACCGACGCCACCGACGCCACCGACGCCACCGGGTACTCCTGAATATTGTTTAAGTTTTACTAATACACTAACAGTTTCTTCAAGTGCAGTAGAATTTCCTGATATTTTAAATTTACCTGACACTTCAGTAAGTTTTTATGTAATTAATGGAGCTTGGGGTATTTATCAAGTAAGCACTGGTGTTTATCAAATAACAGGTGTGTCTGAAAAATGGCCAATAGCATTTTTAAACAATGGAAAAGAAAATTTAATTTCATACACAGGGACAAAACTAGAAAAAGATGCAGTTGCTTTAGATGGAAATACATACTCATTTTATTCAGGTACAATAACATTAAATGTAAACGAAGATTTTGGAACTATTAGTTATCAAACATTATATCCTGAGTCTACAAATGGACAATACTTTTTGGGTGAAAATAATTTAAGATTTAGCACGGATTGTAATCCTTCAAACCCTCCAACCCCAACACCACCAAGTCCAAGTCCGACACCACCAAGTGTTGTTCCTCCTATACCTTCACCAGTAGATACTGAATGGACAGTAAGTTATAGTGAGAACTCAAAAGGTTGGCCTTCATTTTATTCTTATATACCAGAGTATATGATAGGGATGAATAATTTCTTTTACACTTTTAAAGGAGGTAACTTATACCAGCACAATGTAAATGATAAACGAAATAATTATTATGGTGAGCAATACAATTCACAAATAACAAGTGTGTTTAATCAGAACCCACTGGAAAATAAAATATTTAAAACACTGAACCTAGAATCTAATGATGCTTGGGAATCTTATTTAGAAACTGATATACAGATAAATGGTTTTATGGAAGATGGTTGGTTTGAAAAGAAAGAAGGAGCTTGGTTTGCATATCTTAGACAAAGAGGTGAAGTGCCAGCACTTAAAGGGCAATACGCTATGAGGTCTGCTAATGGTATTGGTAAAACAACCAATGTAGCGATTACACAAGGTACAACAACTCTTAGTTTTTCTACAAACCCACTTGTATCGATAGGTAATTTTATAAGCATAGGTGATTATGTATACCATTCTCTACCTCAATACACTGAGGTTTCTTACGGTGGTATAGTAACACAGATAAATGTAGATTTACAGAACGGCATCAATGAATTAATTGTAAGTACAACTTCAGCTAATACAGTAGCTTTTCCATTAAACGACCCTTATATTATGTTTATTA